GCTAAATCCAAACCGATGTAGCACGCCTCGCAACTCTTTAGAAACTCCTCAGTCAAAGGCTCTGTAACCGCTGCTGCTGCCCAGTTAGTCGCGTTCATCCAGCTTGTGGTGGCCGTCATCCATTGGTTCAAATGCTTACAGCGGAAGATGTTTTGCTTCGCCGAGTTGCGGACAGCCTCGGCTTGGTCTAAAAGGAGTGCCTCTTCATCATTGCTAATACCCAGATTTGGGTTTGCCATAACGAGTGCATCACGGGTTGTCCAGTCAATTTCCGGGTCTACCGTAAAAATGATTCCGAATAGCCGGTCATTATTAACCGTACCATCTAATACCTTTTCGACTTCCCTTTGCTTCTCTAGGCAGGGGGAAGCGGTTGAAACACCGGCTGTACTGATTTCCAGCAAAAGGCTGTTTTTCCTTTTGTTAGCTCCCGTTTTGAAACAATCGTACTGTACGGCGTCTAATGCCTGATGCCACTCGTCAAGTGCGGCCAGGTATATGCTGGCCCCATCTTTGGGATTCCTAATCACCGGCTTAAAGCGTGACCGCGTAGATGTCTGATAAATACTCTTAGCTGCAACCGTGATTCCGTAACGCTTCGTTATCTCCGGCACTTGCTCAAGCATTGCCTTCGCCGGTCTGAATACTTCCAATGCCTGAGACTCTGATGCAGCGCCGCAGTAGACTTCCGCGCCGGGTTCACCATCGAAGAAAGTCATCCATATTGCGATGATGGCTGCGAGGGGTGACTTACCATTACCGCGAGGAACGAGAATAAATGCTTCCCTATACTTGCGAGTTCCATCCTCATCCGTAAACCCAAAGATTGAGCAGAGAATGAAAACCTGCCAATCTTCAAGATGGAATCTCTGCCCCTGTAGCTTGCCCTTTTCGTGCCGCATTAACTCGGCAAAGCGGCAAACTTCGTTTGCGCGGTCGGGAACGAAGAACCAGCGACTCTCTGTGTTACGGAGGTCAGTTAGGAAGCGTTTCGCTGCTAACTTTACCCATTTGCAGGATAGTATCTGCCCAGTCGTTACTCGCTGGGCGTACAGCACCGCTCTTTCGTGGAACTCCAATTGAGAACTCGTCATCTATACTCGTTTTCACCGGCTCCGCTGATAGGCGAGACCGGGACGATGGGCTTAGCCCTAACTCAGCGCCGAATTTTCGCATTTGGTCAGCAGCCGTATTTATAATTCCTATTAGTGGGTTCTGCATCGGATAACCCGTTTTGGTTCCAACCACAAGAACAGACTTTCCCTTGCTGCGTCTTAACTCATTTAACTCGGCTGTAGCCTCAGACCAACGGGAGTAAGCATCGCAATAACTGGCAAGCATTGCTCTATCTACGGAAGTCAGCAACCCGACTGCAATTAGCTCTCGACTGATGCGTGTCCATTCACGCTTTGCTGCGGCGTCGAGGCACGAGGGGCAAGTTGGAATCCCTGTTGGCTTTGGCTCACTCTTATTGAGTTTTCGCTTTCCCGGATTACCGGCTAACTCTTTTACTGCGGTCGGTTTTGGTTTACGGCCTGCTGGCATTACTCACCCATCCCGTTACCGTCCAATCGCTCCACCTCGTACCTGAGACTGGTAGTACCAATCTGTGGCAACTCTGGGCGGAAGAGCGGTGGCCTATCGAACGACGGCTCCCAGGTGGCGCAGCCCTCGTCCTGCGGAACCCTGACAGCGAGACCGCTATCGATGTCTGCCAGCGTTTTCAGGAGCAAGCGGACTCCAAGCGGGGCAAGCTGCCCGCGCCAGAGGCTCTCCGCCGTTTCGCCCGGTCTAACAAATACGTGCTGTTGAGCCGCAACCGCCCCACAGTCGATGCCGTCGCTAAGCCAGTACACCGAGCCGCCCGTGACCCTGTCGCCGCCGTGTATAGCCCACCGCACCGCGTCCCGGCCCCTGTGCAGAGGAAGCAGCGACGGGTGATAGCCGATAGCCCCGAAGTTCGCCCGAGCCCGCGTCTTGCGACCGATGAAATCGTGACTGTGGGCGGCAACTATAATGTCCGTACCTGCGGGCAACGAGTCGGCTCTAACTTCTGCTTGCCATGGGATTCGGAGGCGCTCGGCGGTTGCCCGTACTCTATCAAAAATCTGTGACCCATCGGTTGCGCGGTGGTCAGCAAACGGCGGGCTGGACACGCCGAGAACTTTGTACTTTTTGGCGATGGCTTCGAGGACGGACGCCCCGAATTGTTTCTGCCCGCATAAATAGATATTCATCATCCGTAATACCGGAATCCCTGTACCGCCCGAAAATGACCGCCGTAACCCGTGCCCGCGCCGACCGGTTCTTTGCCGTGGTGACGCGCCGACGCGGTTGTTGATTTTGTGCTTCTAGCCTTACTACCGCCGAACAAAATAGCTGATACCTGCCGCCACTTTGAATCTCGGCGAAGACTCGCGCATAGACCTGGGTGGCTGGTATGAAAAATCGTTGTGAGCGGTTTGCCCCACTTATTCTCGCCACGCCGCCACATCTCACAGACCGCATTTAGAAACCGAGTCCCGACGCCAGCGCCCTGCCATTCCGGCATAACTACTAGCCGTGTTCCGCGCCCCTCGAAGCCCCCGTTATTGCCTTTGTTCATCGTGCATACTGCCATGTGGCAGACCGGCTCCCCATCAACAGTTCCGACAAAATACTGACCGGCAACGGGCAGCGGTAGGTCTAAATAGTAATGCGGCTTAAAAAGCGGCCAGTAACTTGAATTTGTCTGCCATATTTCGAGGTCGAACTTTGGGCGTCGCCAAAGAGACCCCCTTGAGAACTTGCCAGTTCCCGTGTCATAAACCCAGTCGGGTTCAAGCCAGTCGATTACATCGTAGTGGCAGGACAGCAACACGCACTGCCCACTCGTGCGCTTCCATGCTTTTTGAAAAGCCAGCGCGCCGAACTTGGCGATCTGGCGGTCTACCACGCTGGTAAACTCGTCAACGACTACCTTAGCCGGAGCCTCACTAATAACTCTTGCAAGGTCAGCACGGAACCGTTCTCCATTGCTCAGGGCGAAATACGGTCTCAGCCAGCAGGGGACCGAACCAAGTCCGACAGTAGCAAGTGCTCCGGTCACAGCGTTGAAATCACCGTCAGGCGCAATTGAGTCCACGATTGGTTTGTCGGCTGGCCAGTTGTCGGGCTGGTAAAAGGCTTCTGGTCCAAAGATCATCCGGCCCATACTCGACTTGCCCGATCCGCTTGGACCAACTATAACCCCTAGCTTCCAGTTTGAGTCATCGATGTCTAACTCGGCGTCGAGGTTGAATTCGGCTCCAGACTCGGCGTTGAAAAGTGACTTTACACGAGCGGCACGGTAACTATTAAAATCCTTGCAGGAGTTGCGCACTTCAAGCTTCATATTAAGTCACCACGACCTTACATTTATGCCCCTGCCCAGTTAGTCGCTCGTATATCTTACGCTGCTCCGCTTCGTCCGCGCAGATGACGATAACGCCGTACTGCTCCTTGTAGTGGCCCTCAGGCTTCTCATCCGCGCCCGTTTCGTGTGAGTACGACGGGGTTAAACCGGCAAGCTCGGCGGCGGAAAAGTATGGCTCCAGATTGAGGTCTACAGATAGCTCTTTGAGAACGTCTGCATCCCATTCAAGCCCCAGTTCAGCGGTGCGGTTGTCAGCAACAGCCAGACCGCGTGCCTTTAGGTCATCTATCGAGAGGTCTGTGCGCTGTACGGCTACTAGCTTGCTGCCATCAGTCTGGATAATGACTACATCTTCAATGCCAGCCGCAGATGCCTGTTCAGCCGTCTTGTTTCCTGCAATGATATTGCCGTCACGGTCTATCAAGACACTACGCCCAGCGCCAAACTGTTTAAGTGAACTGGTGACAGCCTCGCGGCCCCGCTTAGTGCCCTTATTGGCGTTGTGATTATCTTGCTTTAGGTCTGCTAACTTCATTTATGCTCAATATCCCCGGTGTTCATTTCGCGGATGTGAAAAAAAGCCTGTGCGCCGCTCTCGGCGATCTATTAGAAATTGGATTTTAAGGCCGCCCTATCCTATGGGAATTAGTATTTCTTTCCTCGTTCGGCGTCCGACTTAGCCTTATGGCACCCAAAGCACAAAGGTTGGAGATTCTCTAGGTTATCTTTGCCGCCTCGTGACTTAGGAACGATGTGGTCAACACACTGACTAGGGCGTATCTTACAAGATCGGCAGACTGGTTCACTGCGTCTAATCTTCCGGCTCGTTACATCCCAAGCGTGCCCGTAGGGCTTACCACTCCAACCGCCAGACTTACTCGCCTTGACCTCTGCTAGGTGCTGCTGTAGGTGGTCGGGGCAGTAACAATCCCTCGATAGGTTGTGGCAACCGCTGTAGGAGCAAGGGCGCATCGGGAGTTGAGGCATCAGGTTCCTTATCCCCGTATATCCGTTTCCAGTTATCTCTATATGCGTCTGTTGCCGGTCGTTGGTGGTATTCGTACACGATTAGTTACTTAGTCACCGAGGTACGCGCGTACTTAAATAGCGACCAATTTATTGATTCTAAAATTGTCTTGAGGCGTTCAACCTCCACAACGGCTTGCCGTATTGCCATTTGGAACTGCTCTGTATCAGCCTCCAACCTAACGGTTACTATACTCGTATCCTTAATCATAATCTGTTCTCCTAATTGCCATGGTGACGGGTGACGGGTGACAAGATGCGTTGCCAGAGTTTCATTACTTCGTGTCTGCGGTCAGCGACTTGTAGGCGGACTCGACAACCGGGAGGAAAGAGTTTTTGAAGTATGCAAAGAATGACTCGGCATCGGTCACCGCGAGAATATCGGCTGGGACGTTTGCGCCTTTTGATGCGGCAGCGGTTGCTGTGTCAGTGATAGCACGCTCGGCGGCGGCAACTAAGCCAACAATAGCGGCTTTGACCGGCGGCTCGTCTTTGATAGTTTCGTCTACGAGGGAAACAAACTTAACTGTGTTTTCAAACGGCCACTCAATTACGTGTAAAGTGTCTTTGGCAATCTTTTCAAACTCATTCATGGGTTGAATCCTTTCAATCTTGTGTATGGTGGTGGATGGAGGAGAAGGTCACCCACCACCATCGGCGTCAAGGTTTGAGCATTTAGATAAATGCGACGCCAGTCCATATAAATGTATGCTCTCACAATAGGGGAATTAGCCCGATTAAATTCGGTCGTAATCCTGCCCGTAATATATCCACTTACTCAAGCCACTATCCATACCAAGCCCCTCATCGTGTAAAATCCTCTCCCATTTGTCAGCGACTCGCTCTGGGCGTTGGGGCTTACGCCCTCGGACGCGCGTTAGACCGGCACCACGCAAGACTTTGCCAATGGCTGTCTGGTTACACCCATACAGCTTAGCCAGCGCGACCTGAGTCAATGTGGGGTCATTGGTAGCGGCTGTGATCACAGCGTTGTAATCGATTTGGCGTTTTTGCCCGCATCTGTTATTCGTCATAGGTTACCCCCTCTTTTTTGTCCGAGTATTCCTCGCCATACAAAATTTTACCTTTACCAATGTGCAGACCTCTGTCCATGCCCAGACCCAGCTTGCATAGGATTGTCTCCCACTTATACACCGTGTCAGTTTGACACGCTCGACGTTTGGGCGTCGGACCTATTCTCCGCCGCACAACCCCAGCGTTGCGGAGGATTTTACCGACAAGGTCAGCACTGATACCGAAGTGAGCAGCTATGTCCACCAGTCGTAAGGTTGGATTAGCAGCAGCAAACTCTACCACCGTGCTGCGGGCAATTCTTTTAGCCACGGAAACTCCTTTGCATACCTGTCACGTTTCGCTATATGACAGTTGACAGGTATGACAGGTATGGAGATTTATGACAGGTATGGAGGTGACGGGTCTCCATACCTGTCATAATGAAAGGTATGTATCCATATATGTCATCAATTATACATTACTAAGTTCTTTAGATTCCCATACCTGTCATACCTGTCATACCTGTCACATCCAATATAGCGAGAAATTTGACAGGTATGATAGAACACCAGTCTAAAGGAGTTACACGTCATCAGGGATGAAAGCCTCCGTCTTGCTAAATTCTTCCATCTTTGCTTTCGTTACCACTGGGTCTCCTTCTTTGCCCGGAATGTACCACTGCACCCCACCACCAAAACCTGAGCGGGTGCTGGAAACCCCTAGTTTCTTCTTGGCTCTGAAAATACTGCTCTCGCTGATGCCCTCTTTTTCCGCTTTGTCAAAAATTAACTTGGCTGAGCACGGGACGCTTTCAATGATAATGGCAGTAGCAACATTTGACCCGCCATCACCCCCCTTGACCCTATCTTTGTCAGCTTGAAGCATATCTTGGGCAGTCATGTCCGTCTCTTTACCCCACTCAATACGTGGGTGAGTGGTTGACTTTCCACCGATGCTAACCTCGGCATCCACAATCTGATATTCAAAACCACCTTTTTTCTTAATGATGTTTCCCTTTGCCAAGCCCATCCGATACAGTGCCGGGTCTTCCGTGTCCTTACCAAACGTCCACACGGCGCGTGAGGCACCGGCTACGGATGATGCACCCATTACCTTTTCCACGGCGTCTACATCACTGCGTTTGGAACTGTGAACTAGAGCAAGGATGGTCAATCCAGTTCTCTGCCCAAGTTGAATCAGCTTGTCAAACAGCGGTCTAATTTCCTCATCTTTATTCAGGTTTGCCCCGCCTAAGTAGGACGTGATGGGGTCAAGAATCAAGACAGATATATCGGGGTTACCCTGAATTATCTTCGCCATCATGATGAGATCACGCTTGATATTCAGACGACCGTTAATGGTGTTGTTGCTGTCCCTGGTGCGAACTGTAATATGAGGGATGATGACATTATCCAGATTTGCACCAGCCGCGCGTAGGCGGGGCACTGTGGTGCGGGCAGGGTCATCCTCCGCTGAGCACAGCATCACTTTCCTCGGTCCCTGAGTATTAAGTGAACCATCAGGCCATTCACTACCTGTGGTGACACGGGCAGTCCAGTCAAGCAAGCAAACAGTCTTACCGCAGTCGGGCTTGCCACTGATGATAACCAATGTTCCCGAAGGAACCTTTTCAGGCCACAGCCAGGACATTTCCTCCATCTGTACTTGGCTGGCTTTCTGAGCATAGAAAGTGTAGGAGGAGTCATCCTCTGTGCTTACACCGAGCCACTCCATATCATCCGTATCAATCTTGTATACATCCGGCTCTGCGGGGCTAAGGATGGCTTCCAGCGATGCTAGTTTATCCTTGCGGTACTGCTCAGCTACCTGTACCCCGGACTGTGGCTCTTTATGCCCTTTGACGCGAATGGCTGTACGTCCAAACCGGATGGAGTTTGTGTTTTTGTCAACGGATTGGCGGAAACCCATTTCAGCGTCATTCCACAAGGAGGAGAACAAAGCGTCATCCCCGGTATTGACAAGTTCCTCATCTGCTTTTAACCCGACTAATTCTTCGATGAGACCAACCGCCTGTTGAAATTCAGCGATGTGACGGGGGTTGCGAAGAACCCAATCACTCAAAGCCGCTACGCTTGGTGGAGCGGATGACTCATGCTCCATGTGTTTCAGCAGAGCGTGGAATGCAGTCTTGGAAATATCTTCTTCCCCAACCCACTCGCTGGCAATCCAGTCATATTTTGCTTTGTTTTCGGTATAGCGGTTATAGTTGCTTGAGTTGGTGCAGAACCGCACCAATGTTTCGGTAAGGTATCCCATTATATTCCAACCTCGTCTCTGTCAGCTTCGACCAAGAATCTGTCGGGTATTATGGTTGTGGCCTTGCGCCACATATTTAGAATGCTCTCAGTGCCCTTTGCATCAATATAGATGATGGAAAAGTCACACGTACCTCTGCCCAGTGCTCCTCGAAGGTCAGAGGCTTCCTCTTGAGTCAGCGAGTGTACCCGCTTTAACTCTGGATGTTTCTTGCTTAGTTTGTGCATAATTGGATTCTCCGTATCTATTTATCCTTGCTCTAAGATCAGGGGAGTCTGATGACTCCCCATAACCCACGGAGTATAGGATGGCGATGGGTAGCTACTCCCACCGAAGGCTTGCGCCTCACTTACTTAATACACAGATAGTCATAATAAGTTGCATTTATCATCGCTGACTTACTGTGCATAACTTCACTTTTCCCAGTTATGTTGCACAAATATAGTGTGATGGCGGATACAATCACTTGCGCCTGTAAAACTCTCTAGTCTCAGCATCAGCAACTTGAGCAGCAGCCACCGCCGCATTGGTAGACCGCACAAACTCATCCCACGCGCACCGCCCACATACTTTTGGTCCCTCGCTCATATCTATACGCCCGTTAGCGGTTGGGATAAACTCAGTGTTGCACGCTGGGCAACGCTTACCATATACATCCATGTCAATATCAGCCATTTTGTTTCTCCAATCTCACCCGGTGCCAGTACAGAGCCACCGCTCTGTCTCTTAGTTGTGACTGCCGCCCCCGCAGTTTGAATGACGTGACCTCTTCAACTGTGTCGTCACAGTCTTCAAACGCGGGCGTGGCATGATCCATGAATATCTTGAGTGTTTGTTTTTGAGCCGGGGTTAGCATGAGACTGTTAGGGCTTTCTGTGCTGCCCAGCGAGTGGCGCAAGTATCGGCAATCCGCTGGCGAGCCTCAGCACTGGGTATGCGGCACTTCTTGGCAACTTTCTTGACAGCTTTAGATGGCATAGGAGTCACACACTGGTACGGTATGTTCTGAGTGCATACAGGGTGGGGATAATCCTCGTCGTCGATGTATATGTTGTCCTCCGCCCAGTCGTCATTGATGGTTACACGTAGAATTCTTCCGCCGTGGATGCACCCTACGTGTTGTTGCGCCATCTCTAGTGTGTCGCACAGATGGATTAGTGCGGCGTGGGTTGAGAATAGAGGCTCCGCGTCCGGCCAATGTTTACACCACTCCTCATATGCCGCGTCCCAGCCCGCCGGATTATCATTATATTGGGAAAACAGGCTGCATAAGTCGTCTCCGTCCCACTTCCCTCTGCACACATGATAGTACGTAGCCGCCATTTTCTCTCTCCTCTTAATATTGCAACCCGTGGGTCTCTCGCTCCTGACACTCGATGTAGGAGATTCACTCATCCGGGCTGCAAACTGGTTACTAATACTGTGTTGAGTATTGCGTTTTCGCATTCACCGACGATGATTTATCGGAAAATAGCTATGGGCCACTATAGCACATATCTGTGAGTAAGATTATTTCCCAAAAACTCTCTGAAAATAGACAGCGGTACTTTTCATAAAAGCTATGTGGACACAATCATTTACCTCAAGTTTTGAGAATCTTCGCCCAACGCTGTTTCTTCTCAAATGTCACAGAGGTTATCTCGTGTCCATTGGGTCGATTGGTTCGCTTCCCCTGTGGGGTTCCACCGCACCCAGTTTTCTCACAAACCCAGCCGGAACCTTTAAGGCTGGTACCCGGTTCGCTATCCAGAATATACGTTTGGATTTTGCGAAAACCCATGTCTTTAGCGACACGGGTGCAAGCTGAATATAAAAGGCTGCAAACGTTATCAGTGCCATCGCTCACGAGTCGAGCCACCTCAAGCGTCAATCCATCATCAAGAGCACGACAGGCTGGTCTCATACAAATTGCCGCACCCACCAACTTACCGTCCTTGCTGGCTCCGATGGAGAATTTATGTACTCGGATGGCTTTGTGATGCCGATGTAGTGCGAGAACAAGCGCGTTCGCCTGATGTAAGTGGAGAGGTACAACTTGTAGCTCCCCCGCCTGTCTCAAGGCACGAGCAGCTTTTATTTTCTGCCGTTCTCGATACGCCCGTTGAGCATCCGCATGGTCCTTACGAATTCTCGGACGCCCGACTTTTCTCGGTGATGAAACTATTGTCTCACTCATAGTCAACCTCCTCAGTGAAGTTCCGTATGTATCGCCATCTCAAGTATACGAAGGGGGCAATAACTTTAGCCCGTGTTTTTGAAAAATAATATTCCCT